TTAGCTGACAAAAAAGAAATGTCGCAAGCGAACCTTATTGAGTACCTCGTACGCAAGGAGGCTGATAGTATGCAGCTAAAAGAACGCTTTGAGCAGGAGCAGCCAAAAGAGGGTGAAGAATAAAAAAAAGTTTTTATATGGAAAATAATCATAACATATCTCACGAAGGTATTTTGAATTTAGGAGGTATTTCTATACCTTGCTATGTACTTCAAGATGGTACAAGGGTACTATCAGGTCGCGGTATGCAAGAAGCTTTGAAAATGGTAGATGAGACAGAAGACGGCAAGCAAACTGCAGGGACACGATTGAACAGATATTTGAACCAAAAGAGCCTTAATCCTTTCATTTACAAGGACAAGGAGCTGGACCACTTTAATCCTATAATTTGCTATAAAGGAACTCAAAAAATTAACGGATATGAGGCTACTATTTTGGCAGATATTTGTGAGGCATTTCTTGAGGCTCGTAAATCAATTGAGCTTTCTGTTCGTCAAAGGATTATTGCTGACCAATGTGAAATTCTTATTAGAGCATTTGCAAGAGTAGGTATTACAGCTCTTGTTGATGAGGCTACTGGTTACCAATATGAAAGGGAACGAGATGCCTTACAGTCTATCTTAAAAGCATACATAAATGAGGAGCTTTTGAAGTGGCAAAAACTTTTTCCTGATGTCTTCTATTATGAAATTTTCAGATTGAATAAATGGGATTATACTGTAAAAGGCATTCAAAAACGCCCCAGTGTAATAGGAAAGTGGACAAATGAGCTCATATACAAGCAGCTGCCAAAAGGTGTATTAGAAGAATTGAAAAGCAAAACACCTAAAAGTGCGGAAGGTAACTATACGGCTCGTTTCTTTCAAAGTTTAACACCTGATATAGGACACCCTGCTTTGACTGCTCAAATCTATAAAGTAATTGCATTAATGAATATTTCTAACAATTGGAATGAATTTAAAAGCAACTTTAATAGAATGGTTAATAGAAATAATGGTCAAACTGAAATAGATTTTGAAAGTGTAGAAAATAATTTATAAAAAACTACCGCCCCAATGATGAGGCGGTAGAAAATTAAAACATAATAAAAAATGAGAAAAATACTATAAAAAAGAATTAGTTAGGACGCTTAGACTTTTTCATTAGGCTTATTAGCACTCTTTCCGAGTTTTTAAAACATTGATTGTACTGTGTGTTTTTATCTGCAAGGGAATGCTGGTGGAGATAGTAGGTTACACTGGTACGAGATACTTGTAGATAGTTAGCTAAAGCCTCTTGTGTGCAGCGAAAATGCTTTTTGGCTAATCCGCAAAATAGTTTCTTTAAGTCTGATTGGCTAAACTGTTGTGTGTCTGTAACTGTTTCGAGGGCTTTTTTTATCTTATCTAACATAGGATTAGGGTTTAGTGATTAAATTTTCTATTACTTGTTTAAACTCCTCAAAGGTGTAGCATACGGCGTAGGTATGTCCCAATGCGATGGCTTTTTTCTGAAAGTCTTTTTGGTTTTGCGTTTGGCGATTGCCTTTGACTTTCATTTCGATATAGAGGCTTTTACCTTGTGGAAGGAGTACTACCAAGTCGGCTACCCCTGATAATACGCCCTCTGCCTTGAGGCGTTGCGCTTCACGTGCGTTGCGACTGCCCCCATTAGGAACGGCGTATATAACGAGGTGCGGATATTGGTATCTGAACCAGCGCACGCAGGCGGTTTGTAGGGTGCTTTCTTGGTGTTTCATTTTTTATGATTAAAATCTATGCTGCAAAGGTACGGAATGATTTAAATAATTCCTAATATTTTTTGTTGTAACTTTTTGTATATCAATATTTTGCAACGTTACTATTAACGTTACAATTTAACATTGCAAAACGGCAATCGCCTGACTATCAAACTCTATAAAACGCACAAAGACGAGCATTTTGCCCGTCTTTGTGTGAAAATTATTTTGTTATATTTATAACCTTTCTATGTTTCTGAGTTTTTCGAGGTAGAAATCGTGTATCCGTTGGAAATCTTCCTCAGTAAATTTGTTATCTCTGAGCCTCATTCGCTTGTGTGTAGCTGCTGATGTGCTCTTCTGAATTGCTCTTGCTACCTTGCTATCGGATAGTTCTAATTGCTGAATGATATACATTACTTTGTCGTGCGAGGTCATAATTATTCTTGTGTTATCATATTAGTGCTGTACCATTCCCACGCTTCATCTAAGAATTGTGTTTCAGAAATAGCAGGAGCTAAAATACCCCCTACTTGTTGTATATTATTTTGCAATACTACAAGTGTGAATTGCTCATTGTCGTTGTAGGTATATCGCTTCTGTGGCTTGTTTCGTAATTCATTATTGAGAATTACCTGCTGTGTACGCTCTCTAATTACCAATACTAATGATAAGTAATGAGGTGAATAGATGTAATAAAATCCGCTTGGCATCTGTGTAGGCTCTATTGCCAACAAGAATTTGGGCATTTCTAATTCAAAAAGTTTGCTTTTACTCATAAATTTTATAATTTTGCACCCTCATTTCTAAGGGTGTTAAATCGTTAGAATTGTTTTAATTTTACAAGTAAGCCCCTAATGTAATGTTAGGGGCTTATTTTTATCTTATAACTCTGTATGTTGGTAAAAAGCTACGACTGCCACCTACTTTGAATTTACTAACCATTTCACCGAAATAGTTTATTGGCTCATTAAGTGTAATTGTGGTAACATTGCGCCCATTGTTATCGTACTGGTGTGCGTTATAACCTACAGACATCTTAGGTAACTGCCATACCCCCCAATTCATAGAGTTAAGATACTTCAATATTCTACTGAGGTTATTTACATTAGCCTCGAATACCTTACCCTCTTTAATTTCATTTTCGAGAGTGCGAAAATCAGCTTCTAAATCTTGCTTTTCTTTCTCATTCTGAATTTTCTTTGCTTCGTGTTTTCTCTTGCAGAAATTGCAGAATTTAGTGTACGCTTCTTTTAGATTTTCGTTGGTAATTTCACCCGCTACATCGATGAATGTTACAAAATATGGGGTTTCGGTAAAATTTTTCGTATCTACCTTTTCAAAAGGTACTTGATTAACTTGTGGGTAACCCTGCTCTTTCTTTTGAAAAGTAGCATTATCAGCTACGATGTAAGTGTAGCGTTTTGTGGTGTAAAAATCTAATTTCATAGTTCTAAATGTTTAAATTGTTATTACTTGTTTTAATTTTACGTTGCAAAGATACAGTAACTATTTTAATTACGCAAGCATTTTGCTTGTTTTTTTTATTTTATTTTGTTTTAAATGCAACAATCGTTTGTAAGTGCATTAATATCAGTAAGTTATAAGAATGTTTTTGAGCATAAAAAAAAGCAAAAGGTAGTATTATACCCTTTGCCTTTTGTGATTACTCATTTTCGTTTATAGGCTGCAAAGCGTTTACGGGTTTCTGTTAGGTCTGTACCGCTGATTTTTCCTGAGATGTAGATTTTCATTCTTTTACGTTATTTATGCAATTAGTAATGTTTTTTACAAGGCTTTCGGTATTTTCAGCGAGTTTATTGGCTATGATTTTTACTATTTGCAATGAAATATCATTATCAACTTTTAATACAAAATCTTCTCTTAGGTCATTGCTGAATTTTACATATCCCTCGTATCTATCTTTTTGTTTTTCAGAGTCTTTTTCCCAAGAATAGCCGGGTTCAAATTCCAACGAAAATTTTCTTAGTTTAAAGTCTTTTTTGTTATTTTCGGTATTCATCTTTTACAAATTTACGGTTAATAATTCTTCCTGTTCTGTTTTTGATTTCGTTGTAGGCAATATTGAGGCACTCCTCAAGGGAGGAATCTTCTAATAAGGCTATGCTATTGAGGGGTCTCAGTATGTAACGAACAGTAAATGAAATGTACTCAAGGGTGTCATAGACATTGCTTTTTGCTTCATCAAAAATCAGACTGTCAATCGCCCTATTAACTTGTAAAGCTATAAACCACAGTGATACACGTGTTGTGTTGGGGCGTTCTAATGA